GCCATGAAAGAAGGTGGTATTAATGCAGCAGAAGGCGCTAACGCTCTAAAATCTGGTCTTGCTTCTATTATTAATCCAAGTGGAAAAGCAGCAGATATGCTTGCGTCAGTTGGAATCAATATACGTGAAATTGTTGAAAAAAATGGCGGGGATTTAAGAAATACTGTACTAGGAGTTGCAGAGGCATTAAATACATTAAGACCATTAGATCGTGCTAGGGCCATTGAGCAATTATTTGGAAAGTTCCAATTTTCTCGTATATCAACATTGTTTGCTAATATTGTTAATGAGGGTACGCAAGCATCTCGCGTATTAGATTTAACTGAAATGTCTATGTCTGATCTTGCAACAACAGCAGATAAAGAATTAGGAATTACTGCAGATTCAACAATGAATAAATTTAAAAAGACTGTAGAAGATTTAAGGGCTTCTTTAGTTCCAGTTGGACAAGCATTTTTAGAAGCAATTACCCCAATACTAGAAACATTAAATAATGTGCTTTCAGGATTTAAAGACATGTCTACTGGATCTAAAAAGGCCATTACGTTGTTAATAACGATTATAGGTGGTTTGGGACCAGTTCTATTAATGACATTTGGTTTGCTTGCTAATGGTTTAGCAAATATATTAAAATTATTTGCCATGCTTAGGGGAGGATATTTAAAACTTGGTGGACAAACTAATGTTTTAGGAGAGCAAACACAATATTTAACATCAGAACAACTTGAGGCAGCAGCGGTAGCAAGTTCACTAGATCAGTCACATGCTAGATTAACTCAAAGATTTACAGTAGAAAAAGTTGCTGTCGATCAACTAAGAGATGCTTATATACAGGCAACTGGGGCTGCTCTTAGGTTTGCTGTTAATAATCCAGGCTTAATGGCAACTCCAAAAAAATATGCTAAAGGTATTTCTTTAGTTCCAGGAACTGGTAATAAAGATACAGTTCCATCATTATTAACTCCTGGAGAGGCTGTTATTCCAGCACCAATGGTTAAAAAGTATGGACCTTTAATTCAAGGAATGATTGCAGACAATATTCCTGGTTTTGCTGAAGGTAAATTCCCATCAATGCAGGGTGGAATACAAAGAATGCTAGCCCCTTATACAATGTTTGCTCCAGGAAATGTTGCTGGTGGATTTGGAATGACTTCTAGTTTCCTTTCACAAACAGGATTTGCAGAATCACTAAGAAATACTGCAATTGCATCAGGTGCTGTAGAAGGAGATATTAAATTAACTCAATCTGTTATTAATGATATGGCTACAGAAATTATGCCATATTCTGAACAAATTACAAATGCCCTTCGTGATACAAGTAAGAGATTGATTGATGCGGGAACACCAGCAAAACACATTAGCGAACTATTTGCTCAATCAGAACAAGAAATTAAAAAAATATTGGACTCAATGAGACAGCAAGGTGGAAGAATTGCAAGTTCAGCAGTTGGTTTACAGAAATTTGCATATCCAACTACAGAAGATATCATGTCTGGTGGCTATGCTAGAGTTCCTGGTGTTACAGTTGATCCAGCAACTGGTCGTGTAGTGAAGAGTACAATTTATAGCAATAAGAAGGGAAAATCAGGTGCATTTGATAGAAGACTAAAGAGTGTATCTAGAACTCAACCAATCCAGTCGTCTGGTATTTTAACAAAAGCACACGTTGTTCCAGAAAACTTAGGAATCATTGCTGGTGCAACTGCATTACAAGGTGCTGCAACAAAACTACCAATGGAAAAACAAATGGCAGCAAGAGCAGAAATTGATAGAAAAGGTGCTGTTGTTGCAGGAAGAAAATATGCAGAGGCCTATAGTTCAGGATTAGATCAGGGTGGATTAAAAGATATTTATTTAGAATCAAGAGATCGTAAAAGTCCACATAGGTTTGCAGCCCAAGATGGGAGAGACGATGCTGTTGCATATCAAAAAGCAAAATCAAGCAAACTTCTTACATACGGAACTACTGGACCTGTTTCTGCAATTGATAAATCAATTAGAAGACAAAATGAAAAAAGACTAAAAGATCTATCAGCCAACATGTCTGTTACTGGTGGAATGTTAGGTGCTTATGGTCTAGGAAGTGCAGGCAATGAGCAGCAAAAAGAAGTAAAGCAGAGTACTAGAAATTTACAAGGAATGAATAGTGCCCTAATGTCTGGAACATTTGCATTAACATCTTTATCCGCAATGGGCTCAATGACTGGTGGCAAACTTGGAGATTTATCACAAAAAATTATGAAATATTCTGGCTCATTATTTGCATTAATGACAGTTACTCAATTGTTAACTCAAGCAAAAATAACAGAACTTGCTGCAACGAGAATGTCTATAGCAAGATCTTTTCAGGCAAATGCCATGGCAGCAGGATCAATGTTTGGAGGAGCATCTAAATCTATTTTTAGTAAAGGAGGACTTTTAGGAAGTTTGGCAAGGGGTGGGCTGATGGTAGCAAAATTCCTTGGTCCGATAGGAATAGCAACAACAGTAGTTACGGGATTTGTTATAGGGCTTAGGCTATATAATAAAGGACAAGAAGAAGCACGTAGAAAACTTTTAGCATTTGGAAATGCATTAACTACTACAAAAAAACAGGCTGAATCTACAGGAAAATATTTTGGAGTAACTCTCAAAAAAAGTAACCTTGCAATTGATAATTCTTCTCAAGTTGAAGCAGGAAAAACTGATCTTGGGATAAGAGGAAAAATAGATGAATTTAAAGAATCAGATGAATTTATAAAAGATTATGCTGAAACTGTTAAAGATTTAAAAAATTTAAACGATGTAGATACAAAAACAGCACTACTTGTAAGAATACAAAATTTAATAGGTCAGGGATATTCAGAGGAACAAATACAAATTATTATTTCATCTTTACAAGAGGCAGCAAGTAAAACAGGGATAAAATTAAACTTTAAAGAAATCAATATTGACACTTTAAACAAGGATATCTTGGAAGGTTTAAAGCCAAAACTAACATCTTTATCTAAGTTTGCTGGAGGAAAAGGGCTTAGCAAATCTTTTATTGCTGGGTATGATCCAAGATCTAGAGGAATTGTTACAAAAGAAGTTGTAACTCAAACCAAAGAATACTCTGACGCACTAACAAATGTGGGGATGTCTGTTAAATCTGTATTAGATAATTTAAGTTTATTGCAAAAAGAAGGAAAAATTTCTGGAGTACAACTTAATGAATCATTTACTATGTTAATGACTAACATAAAAATTCAAGCAGGTGACGCAGCAACTCAAATTTTATTAGTAAACAAGGCATTGGAAGGATTTGATAACCCAATTTCTAAGGCAGCAGCAGGAACAGATAATTTAACCAAAAAAACAAAACTATTACAAGCAGCAATGCTTGGAGCAATTATTCCAACAGCAGTTCTTCAAGGATATTTAAACGGAGGGACTGTCCTTGCAATGGGTGGCAGAGTTGATGAAAGTTATTTTGAAAAACAAATTGATGACATAATTAAAAAGGCTACGGAATTCCAAAACAAGTTTAACAAATCAATTTTAGCAGGAACAAAAGTAATCCCAGACGGCTCTAAAGAAGACTCTGCTTTAACTAAATTAAAGAAGCAAACAAAAGAAGTTCAAACTCAGACAACCGTGTATAAACAATTACGAAAAGCAGGAATTGATGCAGCAACCGCACAAGAACTTGCAGCAAACGTAGATCTGGCAAAACAATTAAATGCAACTAAATTCCTTGGTAAAAATTGGAATGATGCTGTAAAAGCAATAAAAGATTATACAAAAAAACAACAACAACTTGAAAAAACAATTGCCGTAGGTGGCGGTGCAGGAGAGTACCAACAGTATTTATTTAAAAAGGCAGAAGCATTTATTGCATTACAAGAACAACTCATTGATATGCAATATAAAGATCAACTAAAAAGTATTGATGTTCAAACTAGGGCTTTAGGAGATCAACTTGATAATATTAAATTACAAGAAGATCAAATTAATGAAAAATTTGATAAACAGATTGGCGCATTAAATACAATAAAAACACTTAATGAAAACATTGCAAATCAAGAAAAACAAAGGTTAACTATTGCAGATGCTTTGAGTAGAGGTGATATTTCTGCTGCTGCAGTTGCAATTCAAGAAGCAAGAAGTCAGCAGGCATCGGCTTCAATGGAGGCAGCACAACAAGGATTAACAACTGGTAAAGAAAATGCCATTGCATCTCTTGGTGCAAAAAAGATTCAGCAACAAATAGATGCTCTTAATAAACAAAAAAATGTTATTGAAGATACAATTGAAAAGCAAAAAGAAAGCATAAAGTATTTTGGAATGACTGCTGATCAAATTAGAGATGCAGCCAGAGCCTTAGATCTTGCTAACGATGCTGGAATAGATATAAATAATCCAACATTTTTAAATAATCTTATTAATGGTGCAAAAGGAGATGCTTCTGCTCTTAAGGCTGTAATGATTAGTTTGCAAGATGAGGCAAGAAAATTATTTGATGAATTAAATAAACTTAGAAGTACATTTTTAACAACTACCGCTCCTGCAGGCGGTGGAGGCTCATATTATTCCAATTTATCAAATGAATTAGTTGGTACGCCAGGATATGAAGGAATGTCGGCTAGACAGATTGAGGCAGAAAGAAGGCGTGAAAGTGGAAATAGATACATGTATGGGGGCATTATCAAGAAATATGCTGCTGGAGGTATTGTAAGTGGTAAAGGAATGACAGACAAAGTTCCAGCACTATTAACTCCAGGAGAATATGTTGTTAATAAAAATGCATCAAGAAAATTTGGCCCATTACTAAAATCTATTAATGAATCAAAATACCCTGGATCAATGTCTACAGTTGGAGCATCTTCTGTTTTAGGCATAAGTAGTAATGCTGTCAATAATAACTCTACTTCAGTGTATAATTATAGTTTAAACATTGACGCTAGTGGAGGCTCTGCAAATCCAAACGATATTGCTAGAATTGTAATGACTCAAATTAAAAATATGGACGCACAAAGAATTAGGGGGAATAGATACTAGTGGCTACCGCTAATTATTTAACTGGCAGGAAAAAGTATGGTGCCCCACAAGCCATGCTATGGTCTGAAAACTTTGGAACACTAAGCAATGGGTTTTATTATCCAGATGGAACTGAGATTGGTGCAAATAATACTGGGGTGCCATCTAATGAGCAAAATACTTTTTTAATATGCAGCGATCATAATAGGTCTGAGTTGTCATTTGGGGCTGAAAGGATTCAAAGCAGACAAAGGATGATTAATGGGAATATGAGAGCGTACAATATTGCAGATAAACTTTCATTATCTACTTCTTGGCAAATGCTTCCTTCAAGATCTTATAAAAATAATCCTGATTTTAATTCATCTGGCGTTTCTACTCAAAATTCTACTTTAGATCAATACACTGCAGACGGTGGCGCTGGAGGATTGGAATTGTTAAACTGGTATGAAAACCATCAAGGTCCATTTTGGGTATTTTTGGCATATGATAGAAATGAAGATCAAACAAAATATAATCAAATTATCCAGATGTACTTTAAAGATTTTTCTTATTCCGTTATAAAAAGAGGTGGATTTGACTGGCGTGATTTATGGAATATTAATATAACTTTAGAAGAGGTTTAGAATGTTTAGTAATAGCGATTTAGTACAATACTTAACAGAATCTAGTGATGTATCAATTAATTCTTTAGTTCTTGCTGAATGGAATATGAATACTCCAGGAAATATTAAAAAAATAGGTAATTATAGATATAGGCCAACTGATAATTCTAGTTTATATAAAACAATTCCAAATACATTTGACCCAGAAGACATTGGAAATTATTATAATGATGCTGTTTTATCTTATGAACAAATACAAAATACATATGATACAGACGACACATTGCAAGTTTTTCAATCTGAAGATCAAAAAAGATCAATGTATTATTCTTTAGAGGATTGCACAAAACCTTTTAGGCCAAGATCTGGCATAAATAAAACAATATATTTTAACAAAAAATATATACCAAATAATACAATTTTTGGAAATAACTCTCCCAGATATTATATGTCTTCAAGGTATGATGATTTTAAATATTGGAGTTCTTACAGAAAAGAAGATGGACAAGAAAGAGGTATTGCTAAGGTTAAAATTAATAATATAAACTACATAGAAGATGCTTGTCCTTTTATAGTTTATAAAAATAGCATTCCTTGCAATAGAATTGTAATTAAAATGCAAACTAATGTTGGATATACAGATAAAGGATCTTTTACAACAATCTCTGAAACAATATCTGATCCATTTTATGGCAATAGCAATAAGACTACACCAAGCAGATTTAAAGTTCAGGTATTAAAAAATAACAATTGGATTGATATTTTAGATATAAATGAAAATAGTTTAAGAAGTGATAATTCAGATATTATAAAACCAGACGGCTATTTAGAATTATTTTATTCAAACAATGAATGGTTTTTAAAATCAGAAGTAGTAGACTATGAAACTCCATTTGTTACTGAACTATCTAGCCCACTAAGAACAACTAATATTGATGGAACATTTTATTACAATGAACTTGATTATATAGATGGAATCAGGGTTGTGGTTTTAGCAATGAATAGATTTGATTCGACATTTGACCTAATAGAATTTTCTCCAAGACTTGTTGCAAATATATCTAATAAGGTTATTGATTTTAAAATTAATAAAACCCTCTCAGATCTGTCGCAGGGCGCAATTCCAGTAGGACAACTTCTTCCCTCTACTGGAAATATAACTATTTTTGATGACGACTTTACCTTTAATGAAAATAATCAAAATAGTATTATTAAAGATTATTTAAATAAAAATATTAAATTTGTTTTTTATGAAAATATATACAATAATGATTTATCGGTCAATTATTTCGTTCCAATTAAAACATTGTATTCTGATAATTTTCCACAAACAAACGATAGTGGTGCTTCTGTATCAATTGAATTACGTGATTTTTATTTTTATTTTGAATCAAAAATTGCCCCAAGAATGCTTCTAACAGATGTATCTTTAAGTTTTGCAATCTCAACAATATTGGATGCTGTGGGTTTTACCAATTATACCTTTAAAAGAATAGGTTTAGAAAAAGATCAAATTATTCCATATTTTTTTGTTGCACCAGAACAAAGTTTAGCAGAGGTATTAAATGAGTTAGCGGTTTCTACACAAACAGCAATGTTTTTTGATGAGTACAATAATTTTACCGTAATGAGTAAAAATTATATTATGCCAGATGCTGGACAAAGACCAACTAATATAAAATTAATTGGAACAAATAATCAATCAAAAGTTGGATCAATTAAAAATATGCCAGATAGCGGGGCATTGCCAAATATTATTGCAATATCATCCCAAGATAAAAAAATATATAATGATGGAAAAATTAATTATACCTCTAGGTATATACAGAGATCTTATGGATCTTTAAGGCAAAGTGCTTTAATTGATAAAGAAAAAACATGGATATATAAGCCTGCACTGCTCTGGGAGGCTTCTGGAGATGATGCAACAAAAACAATTAATGATAAAGTTTCTAGACAATCTAATTTTATTTTATCTGCGCTGCCAATTAATTCAGATCTTGTTGGATCTGCTCCAACAGTAGTTAATAAAATTATTATAAACAATACAGTAGATGTGGGAGAAAATGTATATTGGTTAAGTAGATATAAAGGTTATTTTTATTCAAATGGAGAAATTATAAGATATGACGCAGTTCAATATAACATTACAGGAGCAGGAAATGTTTGGATTTCAAGCAATCAAGAGTATCAGGATTATTTTAGCAACTTGCCATTCAATGGAAAAATATATCCAACTGGATTAGTCCGCATATTATGTAATCCATATTATGAAGAAATAGACGGAGAGGTTAGAGTAAAAAACGGTGCTGTGCTCGAGCATGGAAGGGGTCAATTTGGAACTCCAATTGTTTATCATAGTGCAGGACTTCCAACTAGTTGGAGTAGCGATACATATTTGCGTGGCTGCAATATGAAGTCAAATTTATTATTTAATGTAAATTCTGAAATAGAATATCCGACAACAACTGCTGGTGCTGCTGGAATAAATAATACTTTGGCTAAAAAATCTTCAAGAACTGGAATTATAAAAAATTTCATGGCAAGTAATTATTTAACAGAAACAGAATTAAATAGTTTGCCATCTACACAAAGTGGTGGAGTAATTCAGTCTTCTGCCTTAGTAATGTCTGGCCCATCTTTTGAATCGACTGCATCTCCACTAGACTTTATATCTTATGTGTATAAGCCATTAAATAATTCTTTCAAACATTTTGGAACAAGAATGAGAATAATCGGTAGAGTTGAAGACAGTCAAGACAGATTGCAAACTCCTTCTGGAAGCACTACTTATTATCAATTGCCAGTTACACAGCCAAATCAAAATGCAAATATTGGCGGTGGGTCTGGAGGTCTTGGAATAATGATTAATCCAGAAACAAACAATGGATATTATTTTGAAATAGTTGCTTTAACAGAAAAAAATATTGAATCTTATATGAAAATAAGTCCAGACGGATCTACAGATATTAACTTATACAATATTGTTTTTTATAAAATTAAAAAAGACAGTTCTGGCAATGCAATACCAATTAGAATGTGGTCAGGTCTTTCAAGTATTTTAGTTGATGATGGTAGATTTACAGGACAATATAGGCTATCTGGAGATGACAAGCCAACAGTTTATGATTTATCTGTAGAGTATATAGATGTTGGAACTACAAGAAAGTTTTATTTATATATAAATAATCAAATGGTTGGAATAGTAGATGATAATGATCCATTGACAGCATATAACAATATGTGTTTATTTGTTAGAGGCTCCTCAAAATGTATGTTTGAAAATGTTTATGCATTGGGGAAAAATTATTCTCAAAATACGGTATTTGATTTAGCAGAGCCCCTATCTTCTGTTTTTGGCAATACAACTATTAACGCTCATGATTCATTTAAAAAATACGCTATGAGTGGAATAATTCAATCAACATATTTAAATGGAATTTCTGGAGTACAGCCACCAAATTATAATATTTATTACGATGAATTTGGTTCTATTTTTAGAGAAGTTGCATACTTTAACATCAAATATGATAAGGCTTTTCCAGCATTGTATGCCCAGATTTCTCCAACCCCTAGCACAATTAAAGGATATGTTGTATCTGGATTTCAAGCAGACTCGTATGGTGCAGAATTTTTAGTTTTTAATGCAACAGACTCTGCATTAAATTTAGACGAGACTAGTGGAAATTATTTAAGAATTCAAGGAATTACCTTTACACAAGACACGACATATACATTATCTGTCGATGACTATTTAAATAAAAAATCTAATTTTATTGAACAAAACAATTTAGACGATAACACAATTAGGTCTTCTTTATTTTCAGTTCAAAATTATAACTACATTAAACAGAGCAGGCTTAATCATGGCCTTAATAGTTTTTCTTTAGAAACTCCGTATATTCAAACATCTGCTGACGCAGAAAGTCTACTGGGTTGGATAATTGAAAAATCAATGAGACCTAAAAAAATGGTAGGAGCAAATATATTTTCATTACCAATATTACAATTAGGAGATATTGTTGAAATTGATTATACTAAAGATGATGTTGATGTTGTTGCTAATCCAGAAACACAGTTTGTAGTTTATAATATTGAATATATTAGAAAAAATACTGGTCCAGAAATGACAGTGTATTTGGCGGAGGTATAATATGGCTTTTGATCCAAGTAGATTTAGAAAAGGAGAAGAAAAAAGTATTACCTCGTATACCGCTACAGGAGCGTGGGATCCCAGTAGGTTTAGAAGGGGAGAAGAGCGTGATCGTCCAACAGTAGAAACAATTGTAGATAAAAAACCAATCGATATAGGATCTAATCTAACAGTATCTCCCACTCCATTAACAATGCCCCCACCACCACCTCCACCAGCAACAGTTAAAATAAAAAGTGCTACTCCAGAAATTATTTTGTGGGATGATGCTACAATTCCTGTAGAAATTTTAACTGATTTGATTTTTGAAAATATAGGTGGACAAGAGTTATTATCTTTAACTAGACATGACACTATTAATGGAGAAAATGTATCAAATCAATTAATTAAAAATTTAACATTTTTAAATCAAGAATATTCATCTAAAAGAATTTTAAGTTTACAAAATACATCTGATAAATATTTTTCAAATTTTAGTATTAAACTTGATTCTAAAATACCCTTTGAAGGTAATGGTCCCTTGGGGGGCAATATATACGTAGACACAGAAACAGGAGATATTATTATTGAATTAGTTAATTTAGAAATAGATGAAAGGCTAGAAACTCAAATAGGCATAGGTGGTACAATATATACTATAACTCTTGGGGTGACAGAATCATGATAACTAATACTGGTAAATATATTATTGCCAAATATTTATTAGGCCAAACTCCAGCATATGCCTCGTACATGGCTTTGGGATGTGGGGCAAAACCATTAGATACTAGTGAAACCCCTGCAGATTTTTCTAATAAAGAAAATCTTGAATTTGAAATGTTTCGTATTCCAATTAGTTCAAGAGGTTATGTTGTTGAAGATGGACAGTCTAAGTTAGTCCTAACTGCAGAGTTGCCAACAGAAGAAAGATATGAAATTTCTGAAGTAGGAATTTATTCTGCAGGCTCTAATCCAAATGCTGCAGCATACGACAGTAGACCAATTTTAGTTTTTTCACAAGGAGAAAATTGGCAACATGTAACTACCTCTGCAACAACAGATATTTTGAGAATTACAGAGCCTTTAGACTCTGCATTGTCTAATAATGTTATAGACACAACTTCTAAAATTTTTGAAACCAACGCAGACAATAAAATATTTTATAATCCTAATAGAGTAGACAGATACGAAAGATGTAGATACTTTAATAATATTATTGCTATAAGGGGAGACTCTTCTGTAATGACAACTTCTGGTGGTCACTTAGTAGTTGGCTCAAATCCAGAGTATATTAGGGCAACTGGAATCTCTATAGATTTTTCTAAAAATGCTCCATCAGATGAATTAAGATTGGCATTTTCTTTAATAAATAAAGACGGAGATTCTTTGTCTGTACCAGACACTGTTAAAATTATTGTAGAGTTTACAAATAGCGTAGATAATACAAAATTTGCAAAGTTTGAAACCAACATTAATAATGGAACAGGGGCTGACCAACATGATTTTATAAATAATAGATACTGTATTATTAATAAAGAACTTCAAGATTTATATAGATCTTCTAATTTTGCTTGGTCTTCAGTAGACACAGTAAATATATATGCTTCAGTGATAGACTCTGGGTCTGAATCTAGTAATTTTTATGTTGTTCTTGATGCGTTAAGATTTGAGAATTTAAACACACCAAATCCACTCTATGGTTTAATAGGATATTCAATAATTCAAAATGATACTGCAAAGACAATAATTAAATCAACTAATACTAGTAATTATGTAGAATTTAAATTTGCCATTGGCGTAGGATAATGCCAGATAATAATATTAAAAAGGTTATAATAAAAAAATCAGATTTGCCAGGTCCTATTGGAAACGACACGGTTTTAGATTATAATATTAGATATAGAATTATTTCAGAAGATCAAAATAGATTTTCTCACTGGTCTCAAATAACAACACTAACTATTAATAATACAGGAGATGAAACAGGTTTTGATCCAAATAATACCGCAGGAACAAATATTCCACATTATGTTAGTAAAGATAATAGTGCCCACATAGTTTCTATTTCTTGGACTATGCCATCACTACTTATTGTAAATCCTACAGAAGAAGAAAAAATATTACAGGCACAGCAGGCCTCTATAACAGAATTTGATGTTTATGTACAGTGGGAAACAAATAGTGTTTTAAGTGATTGGATTTGGGTTGGAAAATCTACAGGAACTAGTTATTCTTTATCTTATCCTTATGGCTCTGGAGCACCAGATCATATTAAATTTAGAATACAGCGGGTAACAATAATTAAAGCACCTTTTGATGCAGCAACCTATTTAATTAGTAATAGACATACTGTATAGTGATATAATAATAAAAGGAGAAATATGGCAAAAATACCATTACCAGAAAGAGGGCAACCTTTAGATCTAACATATATTAACTCTTTGGCCGATGCGGTCAATAGTTTGTATAATCAAGTTTCTGCTAGCACATCAAATTATGCGTCTGTAGATACTATTGGCTTAGACAAGGTTAATCTAAAAACATCTGAAATCGGATTAGTTGCAGGCCGTGTAGAGGTGTACAATAATGCCACAGTTACAGTAGCACAAGAAAAAGATTTTTCTTACAACTTTACCAATAATTTTAAATATGCACCAATTGTAACTGCTACACCAGTTAATATTGGAAATACTCCAGCAGGAAAAAATGTTTCCGTAATTTTAAAAAATGTTACAACATCCCGTGTTGAAGGAGTTGTTAAGTTTGGAAGCGCTGGAGATTTATCTTTATGGGTAAATCTTATAATTATTGGCGTTCCAAATTAATGATAAAATGTTTTAAGTGTAAGTCTAGAATGTTTGTTGATCGGCAATATAGTAGACCAGAACATTTAGAGGTATTTTGTCTAACTTGTGGAACTAGAAAATTTTATAATCCACCATCAGCGTCAAGTGAGGGGAAATGGCTACTTCAAAGGGAAATATTGAAAGCCAAGAATACAATCAGTCATCTGTAATAAAAGGAAGTGGGGCTGTTTGGTTTTTAAATAAAGATTTAGTGCGAGTTCATCATTACAATAGGTCTGATGGAACTATTGCACTTTATAATATTATAAAAAATAAAATTGAACTTTGTTTTGTTTTAGATTTTAAAAAAAATAGAGAAAGGGCATATACTATAGCAGAAACTGCAAAACTTGTCAATAGACATAGAAAATATATGCCAAGTTTAATAAAACGAGGAGTCATTCCTCCTCCTTTAGGATGTTCTGAAAATGGAAAACGTGGTTATCAAATCAGGGCATATTATTCTGAAAGTCAAGTAAAAGAAATTCGTGATATACTTTCAAGTATACATATTGGGCAACCAAGGAAAGATGGTTTAATAACAAATAATATGACGCCTACAAAACAAGAGTTGACACGAAAAATGGGCGATGGTATACTTACTTATACAAAAACTGAAGATGGAAGATTTATTCCTGTTTGGAACGAATCAATAAAATAAATAATAATTGGGAGAAACTATGAATAATGAAGAAACAAAAGTAACTGTTACATTGGGATATACTTTAAATCTGGGCAATTTTCAATCATTGAGGTTAGACCTTGGTGTTACAGATAGTCGCCGTGAAGGTGAAAATATTAATGATGCTTTTGAGCGAGTATATAAATTTGTTGAAGATAAACTTGCCGAAAAAGTAAAAGAAGCAAACACACAGATAGGCGAGTAATGGCAGAACGCAAAGACCGCATGGCTTTGCTAAGTAGATACAGTAAATTACATACTGCTAAGTACGAAATCAAGCCCATGCTAAACTTAAACGTAGAGCAATGGGCTGCAGATGCCCTTGTTGAGTCTTATGGAATTAAGGAGTGTTATGACTTATTGGATTATTATTTTAATGTCGCTCCTTCTCCTTCTTGGAATTACTTTGCGTACAATTGTGAAAAAATATTACAAGCAAAATTAGATAAAATTAAAGATGACAAAGAAAGATTTGAAAGACGTAAATTAGCGAAAGAGTGGTTGAGTGAATAATACAGAGGCAAAATTAATATCTGCCCTGCTTGGCGATAAACAAATGCATGTTTTGTTGCAGGCCAACGTGGAAAGTTTATTAAGAACCCACACAGATCTTTGGGTATTTATTAGAAAATATTATGAGGCAAATAACTCTGTTCCGCCATATGATTTAATTGTAGAAAAATTTAGAGACTTTCAACTAGTAGATGGTGTTGGTGCAACTAAATATCACCTAGAAGAGTTGCAGTCAGAATATTTAAATGACAGCCTTAAAGATATTTTAAGATCTGCAGCCTCTGATGTTCAAAGTGGTAATGGGGATGTTGCGCTTAATGAGTTGATTACCAAAACTTCTGAATTAAAAAAGAACACTGCAGCAATTAGAGATATTGATGCAACGGATTTAGAGTCTGCAATTGCCTACTATGTACAAATGCAAAAAATGAAAGAACTTGGTAGCATTGGAATTAAAACAGGTTTGCCAGGGTTTGACAATTATCTCCCATCTGGCATTATGCCAGGACAACTTGGAGTGTTTTTAGCATATCCAGGTATTGGCAAATCTTGGCTTGCTCTTTATTTTGCAGTGCAAGCATGGAAGCAAGGTAGGTCTCCACTTATTATTAGCCTTGAAATGTCTGAGGTTGAAGTGCGTAATCGTGTATTTACAATTATGGGTGAGGGTATTTGGTCACACAGAAAATTAAGTAATGGCGAAGTAGAGTTGGATATGCTTAAGTCTTGGCACAATAAAAATTTATCTGGTAAGCCTGAGTTTCATATTATTTCTAATGATAGTGGTGGAGAGGTAAATCCTTCCGTAGTGCGTGGAAAGATTGATCAATATAAGCCAGACTTTGTTATTGTTGACTATCTTCAACTTATGTCTCCAAATCAAAAGTCTGATAATGAAACGGTACGAATGAAAAACCTTTCAAGAGAACTTAAACTTATGGCTATTAGTGAAGAGGTTCCAATCATTGCAATTTCTTCCGCTACTCCAGATGATGTTACTAATCTCAATACCGTCCCAACACTTGGACAAACTGCTTGGTCTAGACAGATTGCATATGATGCTGACTGGGTCCTGGCCCTTGGTAGGGCAACTAATAGCGATATTATTGAGTGTGCTTTTAGAAAGAATCGTAATGGATTTATGGGAGACTTTTTAGTTCAGGTTGATTTTGACAAAGGCTATTATAGATATAAAGATTTTGAGGATG